AGCCTACTGGTCCTCCTCCTCCTCCTCCTCCTGGTGAAACTCCTACTGGTGAAACTGGTGCTGGTGGTGCGGGTGGTGCTGGAGCAACATAACCACAAGTCGTACTGTTGCTTTGGTGCAGGGTGCCGTAAACTCCACAAACACCGTCGTGGTAAGACCTGTAAAGATTAAACCCAACACAAGAATCTACTCCCGTGTAGACATCCTTGTCTCCGCAAGTAAGGCGATAAGTTCTTTTAAGTTTATTTCCTGTAAAACGTTCTAATGAAAACTTAGCTTGTGCCGTGCGACTTATTGACGCATTTACAAACCTGTAGATCACGTGATTTCACAACCAAAAATGCTAACCGATAAGTTAGCGCTATTGCAATAGATTGTAATAATATCAGACGCTTGCAATGTCAAACCAAGGGTCAAAGCGATTGTGTCGTTTGCCGCTACGGTGGCGTCATACGCAATGTAATGCTGGTTGGCTAAAACTGCCCCACCATTACGAACGGCAATTCGGTAAAGAGCTGCAGACGCCCCACGGTTACAAACCGTAACTGTTGAAGCCACGATTTGCAGACCAGCGCCAACGGTGTACATATCCGTGTTTGTTGTGGCTGCAGGGGCAGATTGTGCTAGGACTTTGTATGCTTGGGCCATTTTTCCTCTTTATAGTTCTGTAATGTATGGGTTAAGTATATCAAACAGGATTGCTGGTAGCGATATCAGCCACTTAGTTAAATAGCGACCCACGCATGTTGCCGTTGTATTAGGCAGGGGTGGCAAAAATGTCGTTGTTGTCTTTCATGGCTTGGATGGTTGTTTCTGCCCATTGCTCAGCTTCTTCTCTTGTCCAAGGCGCACCGCCATTTTGGGAGTTGGGTTGGATTAAGGTATTGCGAGAAGTCCTTGCCCCAACATTTTCCGTCTGCGTAATAGTGACTTTGTTGTTGTTATCTATTTCATATGTGTATTCCATGATGTCTCCTTAAACTACGTATTCTATGATGACGCCGCCGTTTGATCCCATCCATGCGTCAGTGGTATAACCATTGGCCGCAAAAGCTGCGCCTTTCCCAATCACAAACGAGTATGTTGTTGATGGAACAACAGTGACTTGGAAAACTTCTATTACGCCATCTTGACCAGGGTTTCCGTATGCGTATGCTCTTGATGTGTGGCTAAATTTATCAGAAGTATTATTGCCGTCCGTGTATGTTAAACCAGTATCCGCAGATGCATATCCAGGGGCGCCGCCACAGCCAGGATACCTTGCGAACGAGGCTGCTGTACCAGAACCTGAACCAGAACTAAATTGGGAGTTGTACCAATATCCTTGCCCCGAAAAAGAGGGTCCTGTAATGGAAACGTTTACCCCCTTTTTCCCACCAAGTGCCGTGTATACGGTTGCACCAACCGTGAACGTTGTTGATTCCGCAGTGTCGGCAGGGAAAGTATTTGAAGAAGAAGACCCAACCGTTATTGCCTCAACGTTGCCAGCCGCTCCACCAGCACCGATGAGTGTCAGTTTTATCTGTGTGACACCAGCAGGACAAGTCCATGAAGTGTCGGTATAAGTTGTGTACTTTGTGACATAAACTTTAGGTGCCGCTGCCAATGTGCTATTAACCCATGCTGTACCATTCCACGTCAGTGCCTGACCTGAAACTGCAACAGGGTTGTCTGCGGCAGTGAATGACCGCACTGGACGCACGTAGATCGCGACGGGGGGCGGGCTGCCGAACATCTTTAGGTCAGCGTACTGAGCGCCACTGATAAAGTCCTGATACCAAGCAGTGGTGGCGTCGTACTCAGAAGAACTCCAATAGTTGCTCTGAGGAGAACTAAGAACCGCTCTCTGTGTGTACAACTCGTTCAGTTCATTCTTGGATGGCAAAAACCAATCAGAGAAACCGCCATTTGTGTAATCAGAAGCATACACAGCGGCTGAAGTTGCAGCCACGTTTCCTGCCTGCGCAACGATGTCTATCGTGTTTTGAGCACCTGTTCCGATTGCGGTACCATCAGCACCAGAAACTGCTGTTGTTTGGTTTGAATTAGCATATGTTGCCCAAGTTCTAGCTACTTGAGCACTAGATGGAGCTACTTCAAAATATTGACCAGTAGAGTTGCCAGCCGTAGAAGGTGTGATGAATATTTTTCCACCACCAGGACCCGTATCGCCAATTGCATAAGCAGCTGTTGTGATTGTTACATCCGAAATACCATTTAAAGTAGAGCCTGCGCTCACATATCCGAGTTCACGCCTGGTAGACATAGTTACACCGTAATTCTATTAACAAACCCATGAATACAAATCACATTTGCTGTTGCAGCAAAAGCCTTCACGACTTTTGGTGTTGCGTTGCCTTGTAACAAAAAGCCAGGAACGACAGTTACGATACCTGCCTCTGGCAGCACTGTGAGTTCAATGTTGCCATCGGGGGCAGTTGCTTCGCCCCACTCAATAGTAAGTTTTACTGCAGAGGCTGAAGTATTGACTGCATACAACCAAACTTCGTCAATCGTGGTTGCAGTAGATGACGCTGTATGGATTGCTGTACCTGCAGTTGCAGTAGCGGCAACTTTGATTGCCAAACCTGTTCCTGTTGTACCTGCTGGTTGTAAACATAATTTACTAAATATTGCCATAAATGTCTCCTTAAGCTACTACTACCCGAAATGGATGGTTAATTATATCAAACAAAGTATAACAGTGTTACCCTTCTACTTCTCAAACTCTATCCACGAAGTAAGGATGTATTTTGCGCTATCAAGTGGTGGATTGCCTCTATGCATATGTGTGTAGGCGGCTGGTGCTAGCACCAAGCGACCTTGTGAAGCCTCAACACGAGCGGATTGATAAAGAAACTCTGTCTCACCACCGGAGGTAATATCGTTGAGGTAAAGAATAATAAAAGCCATTCTTCGCCCTGTTTCTATAGTTGCCTGCTCGCAATGCCATACGTGGTAGCCACCTTGGGGGAGTGTTTTTTGTATTTTAATTGTTGACATAACCAATGGCGATACAGCAGTAGACATATTTGGGTGTTTTTCAACATACATTGGTAGACAAGTTTGCCAAAATTTATTTAAAAATTCGTTAATGAATTCGTCACTCATTGACTGATCCACCAGCAATTCTCGCATTTCCAATTCATGCCCGATACTTACAGAAAAATCTTGCTTGTCTGAAGTGTTCCGTTGAAACGCGATCTTAGAACGATATTCGTAAAAATCAATAAATTTCTGACAAAGTTCTGGTGAAAAAAAGTTATCCCACACCCCTATATGATCACCTTGGTAATACTTTTCTTCCTTTGAAGTTGGGCGAGATAATATAGACATGTCGTTAACCTGCAATGTTCTTTGCAAGTTCATTTAAAATCAAATTACGCATTGGATTTTTATCAAACATATCGTAGCGAGATGCAAGCGTTTTTAGTTTTGGCCTTCTGTTCAAAATCATGTCGTTAGACAAATCAAACAGTTTTTGACTGCACTCAAAACGAGTAAACACTATTTTTTTATCTGTGGCAAACTCAACATAGGCTAAAGGCTCTTCTGCTTTAATTTCAAAGCGAGTGACATCGTCCCAAAGATTGAATTCAAAATTTAATGGTCTAAACCATCTTCCAATATCAAATGTTCCAGGTATCACAGCACCATACTTAAGGTGAGGCGCATTACCAAACCATGGGGAAGTAAGGCGCATCATTAAAGGCGTGGTGCTAAAAAATAACATTGGAAAATTGTACACAAAGAGAATTTGATTGTTGATTGATGGTAAGTGAGCCATAGTTGATTCAACCGTTGAGTATCTTGCCAAATGTGGCGATTCTCTCATTTGGTCTTGAGTTACTCCTGTGATGACTTTATTCTCGTCAAACTCAATATTCGCGTCAGAATCGGTAGGGTTTCTAATTATATAAACAGACTCCATTGTTTCTCGCACGGCTGGACATTGAAAAATATTAGGAGTGTATTCTTTGTAGTTTGCTTTATTAGAGATTAACGAACTCCACAAATTTTCCGGCTCTTCATATGCCCAAGGATTTATAAAACCAGTATACAAATCGGGGTTTTTAAGATTGCGCCATGGTGCCCAAAAAACCTCGTGTTCCTTCTTCTCGTTTATCTGTTTGAATTTCATTTTAATTTTCCTTTGTTTAGTTGTTGTATTTTATTTAAATTTTTTCCCTGAGTACCACACTACCAAGGAATGTCTATTTCCACTAATTACTTTATTGACCCTATGTGTCATCCAAGCAGGAAATAGAACAGCTGCTCCTAAGTCTGGTTTAATTATGTTACAAGCAGTCCCATCTGGTTTGCGGTCAATCTCAAGTGCGCCACCCTCGTAGTCCGTCTTATCAGAAAGAAGCAACGACATTGAAAGTTTCCTAACCATCGGGAAAGTGGTGTGTTCTCCTAAGAGTACATCCATGTGCCAATCATGAAAGTTATCTTCTGTGTAATGAGCGTACTGAGGAGCGGGCATAAACTCTAAATCGTATTGAAACGAGCGTTCATTAACGGAGTCGCCCAGTTCTATTAAATTATCAAATAACCACCTAACATCAGCATCTGAATCATCAGGGTCTATGAAACGAACGTTGGATTGTCTTACAGAATTATCCACTCCCCCATTACCAATTTGTGCTTTTTCCAACTGTTTTGACGACCCTATTTTAATGATTCTATCGCATTCTTCTTTTGTAAAAACTGAGTGAACCACCACGAACGGGTGCATTGGGGCTGTCTGTGGAGAATCGTACCTTAACATAAGTTTTTATTTTGAAATTTTGTAAAAAGAAGCCGCTTCTGGGTGTAGTTCTAATAACAGTTTTTCAAGTTCTTTGGTAGGTAACGATTTTTCGTTTGATACTTTTTTCTCTAAATACTGCCTATATGTCACGTGAGCAAATGAATGAAAAAGTTCCAGACTGTGGGTTGCTCGGTTTATCAAATCAACATCGGGTTTTGCCTGTTTTGGTAAAGACTCAACTGTAAAAAGGTTTATTGATGAAAAAAACTCAATTACAGAATCTTGAAGACGACGCAAAAGTGTTGGGTCCTCATCTACAACATGGATAAGTACGTCTTGATCACTTAAATGTACAGCGATGTCTCTGTACAAAATTATAGGGCCGTAACTGCTCGGTGTAATTTTTGTTTCCATGTTGTAATCCTAGTCTATAAATTGTTGTAAAATCTATAAATTGTTGTTGAATGTTGCCTGTTCTAGTAACCCTGTAAATTTGCCGTACGCATCCATTAAGTTGTGAGTTCCGTCAACAGGGAATTCTTCTGTAGGTTCAAGAACAAAGGTGTTATGCATAGCAGTTAACAACAATTTTGCGTGGGCTTTAGTTAAGACGCCAACTTCGTCAAGTTGTTCCTGTGCCATGTCTGCTGGTGCTAAAGTCTCAGCGACTGTAATGTAGTAGAGGGCAGACCATACGAGTTTTGCTAGGTCTGTATCATTTGTGTTGTATGCAATTGTGCGATTATGCGACATAGGTATTCCACTTTCCAATTGGGCAACTAGACTTAGCAAGTTGAGTTTTTAACAACACGAAACAACCGCATTCTCGGCAAGTTGCAGTATACTTAAAAAGCCGACTGCATGAATAGCAAATGTCAAGTCTTTTTTTAATTTGCTCTTTGTTCATGGCTTAGTTCTCAAACAATTCAAATGACTCAACAGCCGAACTTGGTCCAACTGTTCCTGGCGCAAAGATTAATCCAAATTTAGTACCTGGAGTACCCACTAAAGCCGTATTCACTGCGGTTGCTGTATTTTGAGCGTTGGTTTGTGCTGTAATTGTGGCGCCATTTGCTGTTGTTGCAACTTGTACGAAGTTAACATATTGAGAGGCTGTGTTCGTGGCTAACGCCGTAGTTGAGACAGTGGATACTGTTCCTGCTACTTTTTTAATTATCTTCAAGTCTGCTCGGTTATACGCTGTTGCTGTACCGCCGTAGGTTACTGAGTTGTAGTTATAAGGAGCATCAACGTTGTAGTAGTAGTATGGAGTAAAGGCGCCGTTGTATCGCGGTGCTTGATGCCAGTTCTGCCAACTCCAACTGTAGCAAGTTCCTCCTGCTTCGCGCTCTGGACAACCATAAAAGAAGTCGTAATACCCGCCACCTTGTGCTTGATACGGACCGCCGCCTTGAACGTTATAGGAGCAGTTTCCTGTATTGTTATTTGCACTACCACCTGATGGACAGTTGTATGGTGCCGCAGTGCTGGATACCTTGTCCACAACTGCTGCCCACCAGTTATTATCGTCCGTCACCCAAAAAGATACACCAGCACCCGACGCAGGAGTTGTTGGGAGGGTTGCCTTGACGGTGGCTTCGGTAGAAACTACATCTACGGCAAGAACTGGATAAGATGCTGCAGCAGTTGCAGTTGTTGCTTGGTTAGCAGTTACTGCCCAAGTTCCAGATACCGCGGTCCAATCAACTCCGCCTCCAGCAACTGCTCCACGAGTAAACGTATCAGCAAAAGCCGCTAACTTAGCAATTCCTTTTCCAAAGATGTAAGCAAAAACATTGTCTGTTTTATTGCCCCTGCCTGAACGAGGAGATAGAGGACCAGCGCCTACTGCTTGACCAACCGCTCCTCGTTTAAGAAATTCAGACATAAATTATGCCGTGATTCGGTTTACATATCCTGACAAAGAAATAACGTTTGTGGTTCCTGCTGCTGCTTTAACAGTAAGCGGAGTTGCATTGCCTTTAAGGATCAAACCAGGGATTACAAGGTACAAACCACCTTTGGTTTTTACTGTGTATTCAATAATGTCGTCAGGGTCTGTTACGCCACCAAAACCAATTCGCAAAGCAACATCTGATGTGTGGTTGTTTTGTGCGTAAATCCAAACCTCATCAAAAGTTGTTGATGCTGAAGAGCCAGTATGAATCAAAGTTGGCGAAGAACCAATCGCTGTTGCAACTACCTTGAGTGCCCGACCATCAGTACTTGACGAAAGTATCTGTTTACTATATGTTGCCATGTGCTATCTCCTGTATGTACTTATGTTGTATGTATATATGTTACTAGAACAATTGCCCTGCGATAATGAACTGGTCATTATCTGCGGCACTAAAAACAAATGCCGTAGTAGCAATCTGTGTTGTACTGGTACCTACTGCTGCCGTTGTTGAAGTAGGCGTTCCAGTCAATGCTGGTGAAGCAAGTGGTGCAAAACCAGAAATTGATGCACCACCGGGAATTGTTACTGTTCCAGTAAAGGTTGGTGAAGCAATTGGTGCTTTTAGACCAATGGCAGTTGCTGTAGTGGTTGCAAAACTTGCGTCATCACCCAAGGCATCAGCCAATTCATTGAGGGTATTTAAGGTTCCTGGAGCAGAGTCTACAAGTGCTGCTACTGCCGCATCTGTATAAGCAGTTGTGGCAATTTGAGTGCTGTTATTACCAGCAGCCGCGGTTGGTGCCAAAGGTACACCTGTTAATGTCGGAGAAGCAAGTGGTGCTTTGGTGTCAATCTGTGTTTGGATTGCTGAAGTAACACCGTTCAAATACCCAATTTCTGTGTCAGAAACATCTGTGACTCTTGCTTGGATAACTGCCGTGTCAACGGCAACTGTTGGTGTTGCGCCTTCACCTGAGTTGTTGGAAAGTGTTACGCCTGTTCCAGCAACAAGTGACGTAACATATGAGCCAACTGTGTCTGTTGCAAGATTTACAGCATCATTAATCCATACAGAAGAACTAGCATTCCATCGCAAAAAATCGCCGTCAGCGGCACTAGTGATCGTGACATCTTTAAGATTGTCAAGATTGCCTTCGGCTAGTTCAGCCGTAATTGAATAAGGAAGAGCTGTCCATGCGTTGGTATTGTTACCAATCTTAAACTTTCCAGTATTGGTTTCGTAGCCTAATTCACCAGTTGTGAGTGTTGGGTTGTTTGTTGTCCAGTTAGCTGCTGTATCTCTTCGGAATCTAATGCGTGTTGACATATTAGGCAGCGCCTCCATCTAGAACATCTTCCACACCATCGTAGATAGCAGTAGCACTGCCACCATCAAGTGATGTTGGAATCGTTGTTACTTCATTCCATGTTGATCCTGATCTGAAATATAATGCGTCATTGGTTGTATCAACGGCTAATGCGCCATCGGCAAGAGCTGTAGATGGCGCTCCAGCAGTAGCAAGTGTTACTACGCCAGCAAGGGCCTGAAATACATCGTCTGTTTTGAGTGTATCTGCAGCGCTTCTGTAAAGAGTTGTGTCTCCAACAGCAGACCCACCACCAAAAGTAAGTTTCCCACCAGCATCAACTTTAAGACGGGGTTCATCTTCAGCAGTTACACCAACTTCAACAGCAGATGATGCCGCTGTAGCGAACTTTCGTGCTTTAATTTTGTCTAAGAATGCTGGCATTGGCCTCAACCTTACCTGTTATGAACCCCGCAGGGTTGTTTGATACTATCCTATAACTACTACTCGGTATTGACTTGATGTTGGTGCAACGCTAAATGTTAGCGTTAATGTATCTGCTGTGGTTAATTCTATATCAGTGTACACCTGTGCGTATGGTGCTGCTACTTCATATACCTGAACTTGCAAGTCACGGGTATTGAGCGAGTGAGTGACGACGATTGAAGTTGCCGAACCGTTGCCAATGCTTGCCGACACTTTGGTTGTTGCACCAAGGTTTGCACGAGCAGTAGGGGCGGTTGTTGCACCAGTACCACCGTTTGCAATTGGAACTGCGGTAACGAAGCTTAGATTTCCAGAACCGTTGGTGGAAAGAACTGCACCAGCAGCACCGTCAGCACCAACCGCCGAAATAATTGACGCTTCTGTAGTTCCAACAATCGTTGTGAAATCCAAGGTTCCAGAACCATTTGTTGTGAGTGCTTGACCAGCAGTTCCGTCACCACCAGCAGCAGAAATGATTGCGGCTGCGGTTACAGCAGCGGCAGCAGCCGTGTTAGTAGTTACGATGTCGTAATAGTTTGTTCCATCGTTAGTTGTCTGCCACTTGTCATCTGCTTCGTTCCAACGCAACACTGCATTGGCAGATGTTCCGCGCTCAATCTCAATACCAGCATTTGCTGATGGAGTACCAATTTCACCCGAATTAAGGGTGATGATGTTATCTTCAAGCAAGATTTCTGCTGTATTGACTGTTGTGGTAGTTCCACTAACCGTCAGGTTTCCAGAAACAATTACGTCATTAAAGGTTACGTTGCTTGCTGTACCAACAGCCTGACCAATGGAAATCGTTGGACTTGCACTTTCGGCATTACCATTGGTGATTGTGATTCCAGTGCCAGCAACCAAGTCTGCAACATAGATGCCAGTCGTATCCGTACCTAGTTCAACAGTGTTTGCTGCAGTTGCTGCATTAACTGTATCTACTACGTATGCTGTAGTGGCGATTTGAGTTGTGTTTGTTCCACCAGCCGCTGTAGGCGCAGTTGGAACTCCTGTCAACGCTGGACTTGCTAAATTAGCTTTCAGCGCATCTGCGGCATCAACATAGGCTGTTGTGGCAATTGCTGTTGTGTTATTTCCAGGACTTTGTGTGGTAGAACTAGTAGCAAGGCTTGCTGTACCTGTTAAGTTTGCAGTAATTGTGCCAGCAGCAAAATTGCCAGAAGCATCACGAGCAACAATTGTGTTGTTACCAGCAGATGCTGTTGCAGTAGTTGCTGAGTTGTCAACTTTTCCAGCGGTAGCGATGGTGGCAAGTTTTGTGTCAACGATTGCTGCCGAAGAACTAATGTCAGCGTTAACAATGGTGCCATCGGCAATCATTGCCGAGGTGACGGTACCTGAAGGAAGAGTTACTGTTCCTGTAAAGGTTGGTGAAGCAAGAGGCGCTTTTGCATCCAATTGCGTTTGGATCGCAGAGGTAACACCGTCTACGTAGTTAAGCTCTGTGGTGCTAAGGGTAGCACCATCAAGAATATTGATTTCGGCTGCATCAGCAGTGACGCCACTAAGCGCCGCAGCTTCCCAAATGGTACCGTTCCATACTTTAAGGGCATTTTCTACGGTATCAAAGTAAATCTGACCAGCAGCTGGACTTGCCGGCGCCGTAGCAAGGTTCTGAATTACGGCATTCTGTAGTTCATTCTTGTTAAGGTTAATGTTATTTAAATGTTTTGCCATGGGGTTTTGCTCTTTCTTTTACGAAATGTATGCTTTACCAGTGACGGCGCTGGTAAAGTTTATCACAAGCGCGTTATCACTTGAATGAACAATGTCGCCAAATACGACGTTCTCTGAGCTGTCAACAATGGCCACACCACCTGGGCGATATCCGAGATTATGAGTTACAGTCCATGATGCGGATGCACTAGATTGTGTATGAGTAAGTGTGGTTGCTTTATTTACCCATGCTGTACCGTTATATACCAAACCTTCTTGGGCTGCCGCACTTGTAATAGTGACATCAAGAAGGGAATCCAATGATGGGCTGGTGGTGAAATAGTAGAGAGCACTCCAAGCGGATGTTCCATCACCAATTTTGAATTTGCCAGTGTCTGTCTCAAAACCGGCTTCACCTGCAAATAAAGTTGGGTTTGCTGCTGTCCACGCTGCTGCTGTTGAACGCCTTAGTTTAATGCGATAAGTCATCGTGTAAAGCCATTTCTATATTGCGGAGAAATATGTTAACCTAGTATGACACAAATTAGTTACACATGTAGTAGGCTGAGGATATGGCATCAAAAAAGAAACAAACAGAAAAAAAAGTTGCAAAACCTCGTAAAAAAACAGCTACTAAAGTAGTAGCACCACCAGTAGTAGACCTTCCAAATGACGATTTTTCAACAAATAGCGACAAATTTGCATTTCGTCATTCTGTCCCCGATTTCATTGAACCAGAACAGCCATTGGAAGAAGTAGTTGAAGAAATAGTTGAAGAAATAGTTGAAGAAATAGTTGAAGAAATAGTTGAAGAAATAGTTGAAGAAATAGTTGAAGAAGAACCTATTCCAAGCACTCATTTTGTTGTTGCTACTCCAAGCGTACAAGTAGCGGAAACTTTAGAAGTTCCTAAAAATTTTATTAACTACAACATCTCTGATGCAATATCAAAATCTATTGCTAATAAGTTTGGAATTAATCCTAAACAAATTGATATTATACTTACAGGCAACAACGACGATATTGAAATAAGTTTTGCTAGGATCTACCTAAGTGGTGAAGACGTCGCAAGACTTTCAATTGGTGTTTAGGTTTTTAGCTTAATCTAAGAAACGTAAACTTTTCCAGAAAACGCAGTTGAAAAACTTACGGTAAAAGTGCTTATGTTTATGTGTGTAATATCACCAATTACTACTGTTTCAGCACTATCAATTACTGAAATTCCACCTGGGTAATATCCCAGATTGTGAGTTACAGTCCATGTTGCTAAAGCCGATGATTGATGGTGAATATACGACCCACCACTTGCACCAGCAGGACCAACAGGACCAGCAGGACCAGCAGGACCAGTTGCACCAGCTGCACCAGCATTACCAACATCTGCAACCTGTACAACTGACTTTAATGGTTTACTAGCAATAACAACTGTTTGTCTTGCAGGTTTGACAATTGTTGACAGTGTCCTAGTCATGACGGTTGCGTAGAGATAGAGCGTTCTACAACGAGTGTACCTTCAGTTAAGCATTCCCAATCGGACGTAGAACCTTTGACAAACAAATCAAAATCATAAGAACCAGCATCAATTGTATTAGCATTAGAAATATGCATTTCTAATGTTGCACCTGTACTTGGAGCAAGATAACCACGTTTGTTTGCTGGGCTTAAAGCAATGACAGTGGCTTCAAGTGGTGTGGATGCATACCAACGGAGGTCAAGAACTGTTGTTCCTGCTGAATTCTTTGCTTGCAAAAATGCGTCTTGTACAACAAGTACGTCATCTTCTTCATCTTTCCAAGTAAATACACGACGATAATCTGTGCGCTGTTTGTAACGAATTTCCATTGAGTCTGTATCCTCCGATGGGGTAACAGTATTATAAGTAGATACAAAAATTTTACCTTGCGCTATTGGTTGATAAATCTCATCAACAGTTGCCCATACATCATACGCCAAATTACCTTCTGGCAAATCCGTAGTTTCATCAGCAGTCAAGGACAATCTAATGTTGTTGTTACCCATGAGTTCCGCAGTAATTTCTTTTTTGTTTGTAGTGGAAACTTGTATGAAGGCATTGGGTGTTTCTGGCGCAATTCGCCAACGAGTTCTACGGCTTTTTACCGTAAGTTGCCTACTCCAAGGGAGACCTCGGACCAAGTTGTAATTGACAACGTTTGGCATTAGTAAACCCCTTCACAGCAAGCATCTCGGCTACCACAGCTTGGGCAGCGATAATGGGCATGTTCAGGATTCATTTTAGTACCGCAGTGTATGCACTGCTCGCTACAGTCTCTATTAGGCGTGTCCACCTACACAGTTTACTCTATTTGGTAAGGCATGCGATGGCGCATATGGTCGTTCATGTAAGCATCGCCTTCGTCCCAAGCTTCAGGTGTGTCAAACAGACGAACAACGTGGATACAAGGATCGTGACCTTCGTCCATCTCAAACTCTTCGTCAACAGTTAGCGGAATTCCGTCGTGCGTTTGACAGACTGGGTAGTGACACCACTTGTTGTCAATTCCCAATGCCAACCATTGATCAAAATCCATTTCCTTCTTTTTTACCATGTCGGTGCTCCTACGATACTTGTAATGTGATTTTATAAACCCCATACCTAATCTGATCCACAGACAATACAGATATGCGCTTATAACCTTGTGCTTGAGCCATTCTAATAGCCTGCTCACGAGCATCGTGCATTGCTGGTGTAGTGATTTCATATGTGGTTACCATAAGTTATCCTCAAAGTGTTGTAATGTCAATCGTTTGGGTAAAATTTCTTAATTTTCTTTTTAGACTGCCTGTCGTTGTGTTCCCGACGGTTGCGTTTACCAATATGCGGTTGCCAGTGGTCATATTCATCTTCCAACTCTTCCGAATAGGAAAATTGATTACTTAGTTTGTTCTTGTTCATCAATTAATAACGTCCACAACTTTTTGTCTTTTTCAAAGTTTTCATCTTTGATTGAAGACAACATGTCTTTAAACCGTTGTTTGCCGTACTCGCCTAATCCTTGTTGTTTTGTCATATATAAACTATAGTCTAAATTACATTTCAGGTAATTTTGGTTGTTCGTAAACTGTGCGCTTCTTTCCTCTTCCACTAAATCTTGGGTCGGGTACTCGTGACATATACCGTTCATGAGCTTCTTTACTAGTTTTGCCAAAACCTAGTTCGTGTAATACTGGGCGAACATGTGGCATGTGTTCGTACATATGTCCAAGCATTAGCTTGGTTGTTGGTTGCGGTTCTCCCGCAAAACCATTGCGTGCATTAAACATGCTGTCTTTCATGTGTGTACGATTTTGCATATCATTGATGCGTTCAGGGTGAGCCGCTACATGAAATCTAACAGCAGAATACAACGCTCGTTCGTGAGCGTTCCACATATGATATTTAGAAGAATACCCAGTGGTACTAATATCGTCTGCACGTAGTTTAGTGTTAGTTAAGTGTTTTTCAAATTGACCAGAATACCTGTATGCTCTGTCTGCTAAAGCGTCTGCGTAACCTTCACTAACGGGATCAGTATCTATAAATGATGCTATCCCTGTTCTACTTTTCTTACGTCTAGTTAAATTGCGTTCTGGAGAATCCCCGTATGGTTCCTGAGTATGTCCAATTTCATGAGCAAGTGTGTGTTTGTTTGCTTCATAACTACCTTTTGCTTCTT